TCTATGGGTATCTGCACAATGGCATTCAACCTTAACGGTTTCAACTTCAACCAGTCAGTCGTAGACACATCTGGTAAGGTTGTTCCTACTTGGGGTGACGTGCTTAACAGAGCAAACCTTGGTATGGAAGTAATGCACGAGCGTAATGCTCACAACTTCCCACTTGACTTAGCAGCTGCTGAGACTAGTGAAGTTGCACTTGTTGCTCCTAGCATCGGTTAAATATAACTGACCATTACAAAATGGAAAAGACCCTAAATTACTTTAGGGTCTTTTTTAATGCATGGAATTAGATGATCAAGTAGAATTAAGTCATCTGTTATTATCCGAAAGGGTATGTAGAGTTTGTGGTGAAGAAAAGAATCTGATAGATGGATACTACAGAACACGTAAGAATACTACTCTTGCATCTTCTTATTCATATGAATGTAAAGAGTGTACTGTTAAAAGAATTACTAAGAGTAGGAAGAAAGGTGTAGGATTTGAAAAATATAATAGTATGCTAGTTGATCAGAATAATCAGTGTGCCATCTGTAAGACCCTACAAGCAGGTGGAAACTACAATTCCTTTATGGTTGATCGTAATCCTACTACAGGGGATGTGAGGGGTCTTCTCTGTAAGAATTGCAACAACGCCCTTCGATCTGTGGGGGATAATTTGCACACACTGGAAAGTATGATACAATATTTGCAACACTATGAATAAAGTATGCTTTTACTTTCTTATCTGGCGTTGGGTGTAGTGCTAGGAATCTGTGCTACAGTCTTGCTAATGAAATGGTATAATCCACATGACTGATACACAAATTATAAAAGGAAAGGTAAAGACAGTCTTTACTACTTCTGAACCTGATCAAGTTCTCATACAATATGAGGATAAAGTTACTGCTGGTAATGGTAGAAAGGTAGATTTTCCTGAAGGAAAGGGAAGAGTTTGTTGTGAGATTTCTGAATTTCTTTTTGAGAAACTTGAAAAGAAAGGAATAAGAACCCATTACATCAACACAATTCCTGTAAGTATTATGTCTTGTAGGAAGGTTGAGATTATTCCGATAGAAGTTGTGGTAAGAAATGTTGCTGCTGGTTCTATTGTCAGACAAACAACACTAGAGGAAGGGCAGATTATTAATTGGCCTTTGGTTGAATATTATCTGAAGGATGATGAGAAGGATGATCCATTACTTACAGAAGATCGTATTAGTTTGATGGGTTATGGAGATGTTTTAAAAGATCTAGAATACACTGCAAGGGAAGTTAATTCCCTGTTAAAATCTATCTTCTATGATATTGGTCTTACACTTGTTGATTTTAAATTGGAGTTTGGATATGATGCTGACCGCAATCTACTCTTGGCTGATGAACTATCACCTGACTCAATGCGACTTTGGAAAGAAGGAACTAAAGAGAGTTTTGATAAGGACTTGTTTAGAAAAGATAAAGGTGATATAGTAAAAGCATATCAATATATAATAAGTAAACTAAAGGAGGCAGATTCATGCACGGAGATCTAGAACCTGAAGAGCATCATTGGCCAGAACCTGATCATGTAAATGATCTTTGGGAAGATATGGATCGACTTAATGCATTGTATGAAGAGATGATGTGGCCTCATGATGATGTTTTAGAGTTTGTTCCAGACCATGCGAATGATAGGATCATCATTAAAAATAGATCTATGGAGGAGAGAAAACAAGATGAAGAAAAATCTTGACGAAAAAATTGTTACGGCAAATGATCGTATCAAAGAACTTCAAATCCTCATTGAGCATTGGAAAAATGCTCTTAAAAATCAATCCAACAATAAATAAAATTTTTGAATACCAATGCCAGAAAACATGAATTTTACCGTATATTCAAAGGACGGTTGCCCATATTGTAGTAAGGTAGTTGAAGTATTAAAGTTGACAGGATTAAAGCATGTGGTATATAAATTAGGTGAACACTTTGATAGAAAAGCATTCTACGGACAGTTTGGTGAAGGATCTACTTTTCCTCAAGTAGTAATTGATGGAACCAATCTTGGTGGATGTACAGAAACAGTTCAATACTTAAAGGAGAAAAAATTAGTCTGATGAAAAAACTCAACGACTTTGAAACTGTTTATGATATGATAGAACATGCCCTTGAACTTTCGTATCAGGGTAAGATGCAATTGAAATTTTATGAGTTTCTAAAGTATCGTAAGACAACGAGGGCAGAGGTTGATGCTTTTCTTCAGAGTTCTACCGCAACGGAACTTGGGAAGGAAGTATTAGACCTTGAAGAATATATTAAAGGGGGTTCTGATAATGACCATAAGCAATTGCGTGAGGCATATCATCACATTCCCAAACCCCAAGCAAGAAAAATAAAAAATTATTTGGCCAAGATCCTTGAAGATGCAGTGAGGTATCGACATGACAAAAGACCAGGAAGAAGAAAAAAGCAATCTAAATAATGACAAACCTCAAATTAATAGAGGTGTAGAATTACTTTTAAGAAACAGGAGAAGAAATCCACCAAAACCAAAGACCTTTCAAGTAAAATTTGGAAAGTTAATTGCACTCTGGAATAGAGAAATTGTTTTTCACTTTGATTTTTACTTGGACATCCGAAAAAAATAACCTATCTGGAGCAGTGCCATGTCAGAAACATTAGTAGTATCATTGACACTTATGACAGTAATGTCTATACTTGCATTATTAGTAGGAGGTATGATAGGATGGATGGCAAGACAGCATTCATATGAGACTACTCCTCAAATGGTCTACTCTCATCCAGAGATGTTTGACTCAAATGGGAATGTTCTTCCTGATGAAATTTTAGCCCTAAGAATTGAAACACATGACATCGACACCGACGACGAAGACGACTAAAAAGAGAGGTAGACCTCGTAAAACTGACGGTCCTAAATTACCTTCTGCGTCTAAAGCAAAGAAGAGAACAACTAAAACAGCACCTGCTATTGATTCTTTACCATTGAATCCTTTTGTGTTTGAGGTATTGGATCTTGCTTCACAACAGAAAACATCTACTAAAACAGTAGAAGCACTTAAGCAGTATGAACATGACTGTATAAAAATGATTATGGTTTGGAACTTTGATAGTTCTGTAATCAGTCTCTTACCTGAAGGAGAGGTTCCCTATGGCGAGACACAAGATCAAACCGTATATAAGGGTAGTTTGTCAGAGAATCTTGCTAGAGAAGCAGCAGGTGGTGAATCAGCAACTGGACAAGACCTTGATGGTAGGGGTAAAACATCTTTAAGAAGAGAATATCAGAACCTATATCATTATGTGAAGGGTGGAAATGATGGTCTTACTACAGCACGTAGAGAGATGATGTTTATTAATCTTCTACAGGGACTTCATCCAAAAGAAGCAGAAGTATTAATTCTTACAAAAGATAAGAATCTTGGTGACAAATATAAGATTACGTTTGATCAGGTAAAAGAAGCTTATCCTGATATAGTATGGGGTGGTCGTTCATGACTTCTCCAGCAGCACAAGCACCAGTAAAACAGGAAGAGAAACAAGAATCTAAAATTAAAGCAGCAGATTACTCTTGCGAAATTCTTTTAGAAAAAACCACAGAGGATAAGGCAACTGATAGATCTTTTCCAACTGATGCTTATCTTGTTAGATATGTTGAAAATGGAACACAGCATTTGGATGTGACACGTTGTTACAAAATGGTGAATATTTTTGACATGTATTATGATAAATATGGCAAGGATTCTATTAAAGCAATAGAATTTGGTCATGGTACAATCAAACCCAATCAGTATGGTTACAAATCTCCTGATAAAAAGAAGAGGAAGAGGAAACTATGAGTAAAAATAACATGGACAATGAGATGTTGAGATCCCAAATCAACGATATCATTGAAGGTGAGATTCAGAATGGTATTAATGATTACCTAGAAGAGAAAGAAGAGAAAAAGAAAAAAGTAATGGGATTTGTTGACCCAGATGAAGGATCACAGTTAAATGTAAGAGTGTCAAAAGATGAAGTAGATAAGATCATGAAAGAGTATAAGAGAATAAAGAGGTTGGAGAAGTCTAATTTGAATCAAGTGAAGAAGATGGGTTTAGTTGATAAGGATGGGAGACCTTTAGATGGAAAAGATTGATACCCAAGGGATGAGTGGTCCCGTAACAAAGGGATGCACAGATAATGTATATCCCCATGACGAGAATGGGAATGCAATTCTTCCTCGTGCGATAATTACACCTCGTAGGTTATTCACTCCTGAATATGTTAAGGAGATGAAGATTCTTATCAACGAAGTTCTAAATGAACGTGAGTATCAAAGAAAATTAAGAATGAATTATGATGATCCAACTCCACCAGGAGTTTCATATTTTGATACAGAACATTTTAAGCATAGTATTGACGAACCTGAACCACCTTACCCAAATTAAAACTAATGAGACTAGGTGTTATGTGTTCTGGCAACGGAACCAACTTCGAGAACATAGTTACCAATCCATTATGTAATAAACATGAAGTTGTGTTGATGATACACAACACTAAACAATGTGGTGCTGTTAAGAGAGCAGCAAAATATGG